GTGAAGGACGCGTGCCAATTCACCGTGTCGGCGGAAAACTGAACCTGAATGGAAGCGCCATCGGATCCATTGGTTCCGTTCGTGCCGTCGGCGCCGGGATCGCCCTTTTCACCCTTGATCTTCGTCACGTCCCACGATCCCCATTCGCCATTCTTGCATTTGCGGACCGCCATCCAGATGTCGGACGACGTTGCCGTGTTGTGCCAATTGTTCGGACTTGAAGTCGGCGTTCCGGGATTCGATTCGACGGCGGAATATTCGAAATCGATGTCGGCCGTGTCAGTCAACGGGCGCGGCGTCGTCCACGCGGATTGTTGCGGCGATTCGCCATCGCTTGTGAAGATGCGCGTCGACATCCACAATTGGGCGTCACCTGACGGGATCCCGTCGGACCATCCTGATGTCGTCGGGACCGGCGACGCGAAGGATCCGCCCGTCGGCGCGGACACCGATGCGGCGTTCACGCGGCGGAAGACCGTCGACTTGAAGGAAGACTGACCGTTCGTGCCGTTCGTGCCGTTGGTGCCATTCGTTCCGTCCTGACCTTTTTCGCCTTTGATCTTGTTGATTTCCCAAGATCCCCAAGTCCCGTTCTTACACTTCCGCACGGCCATCCAGATGTCCGAAGAAGTCGCGGCGTCATGCCAATTCGACGGGTTGTCCGTCGGGTTGCCGGGATCGGTCGCGACCGCTGAATATTCAAAGTCAATGTCCGCCGTATCGGTGACGGGTCGCGGTGTTGACCATGACGATTCTTGCGGTGACGCACCGTCACTTGTGAAGATTCTGGTCGTCATCCAAAGTTGCGCGTCGCCGGAAGGCACGCCGTCGGACCAACCCGTCGTTGTCGGGACCGGTGAACTGAACGAACCGCCGGAAGGTGCCGTAACGGAAGACGCGTTCACGCGGCGGAATGCGAATGCCTTGAAGGACGATTGGCCGGATGCGCCGTCTTGACCATCCTTGCCGGTTGCGACCGGCTTCCAATAGGCCGTTTCCGTCGGAAGATGGCCGGACGTCGCGGTCTGGTTGATGTACCGGTATGTGATCGTCTTTCCGCCGGACGTGTAGTCCACTTCGTCGCCGGAATAGTACGTCGCCGTCGAATCCCATGTGCCGCGATAGACGGGAATGTCCCACGCGTCGCCGGATCCTGACACGACCTTGACGTTCCGCAAGGAAAACTGACCGTTCTGCGTGACGTTCCAATCGATATAACACGATTGATTGCCGAATCGGATCTTGTTTTCGTCCAGATCGATGTAATTGTTTCCGTCGGCGGATTGGATCCGGCCGGTCGTGATGTAACGGCCGTTGATCTGCGTGAAGCCGTATGAAAGCGAAATGGCACGCGTGCCGGTGTTCGCGTCCTTCGAATGCAGTACACCGACCCAAAAATAATAAAAGTTCGGATCGGATTCGCACTTGATCGGATCCGTCGAAAAGACGAAGTTACCGGAATTGGTCGTCCGATTGCATTTCGCGTAAATGTAGTACACGCCGGAATCGGACTGCATCGTGAAGTCGCCGTTCTGCATGGTCCACGACACGGCTTGTTGATCGTCGATCGTGTAATGGACCAACGTGCCGCCGGTCACGACGACGCGGTTCCCGTTGCCGCCGTAATTCGGTTGAAATACGGTGCCGACAAGGCCGAATTGCATTGACTTCGCGCCGACCGTCATGGCGATCGTTTCGATGGATGCCGGCCGGATCTTGTCGGTGAAATAGCCGTCTGGATCGAAGACCATGCCGATCAGTTCTTGCGCGTCCTTCCAATTGCGACGGGCGCGTGCCGGATCGTTCAGTTGGTTGATCTGGATGATCTTGTCCTTTTCGATCATGTCCGCGATGATCCGCGTCTGGATCGACACCGTGAAGGCGATGTCGCTGATCGTGATCTGATAGTTGTAAAGATCCATCAGGTCGCGCGTGAATCCGGTGATCCTGATCGCCTTGTCGACGCCGATGTCGTCGTCCTTGATCGGGATGAAGTCGCCGATCCAGAAAAGGTTCTGGTTCGGGTTCGCGTCCATGACCGACTTGATGAAGAATTCCGAAAGGGTCAAGGAATACTTCACCTTCGGCGACGAATTTTGTGCAAGGTATTCTTCCGCCCGATCCTGCAATTCCGCTTCGGCCGCGCTGATATACGAATCAGGCATGTTGATGTCAAGGATCACATACTTGTCGCCGGCGCCGATCTGGAAGGCGGCGTGATCGTCGGAAGGGATCACAAGGCCGGCTTCGTCGGTGAACTTCTTGATCCGGAAGGTCTTCGTGACGGCATCGTAAGACACGATGTCGAATTCATATCCGGCAAGGTTGCCCGTGTTGAAATGGATCTTCGCGGCAAGGCCGTCGATCAGCCACTTCGTCGCGCCGGTTTCCTGATCCACTTCGTTCAGGTCGAAGTCCATGCCGGAATCGACGAAGTTCTGGACGTCGTTCGCGTCGATCGCCGTCACGGTGCCGGTCCGGTGCGGATAGATGTCCGGGAACGTCTTCTTGCCGTTCCAGACGCCGAAGGCATCGATCGAATCCTGATCGACGATGTATGATTGCGCCCGGTTCTTGTTCGGAAGAAGAAGGTTCAGACAACGATATTTGTTGGTGATGTTCTTCGTTCCGCCGCGCACCTTCAACTTGTTGACGATGTTCGCGGAAGACACGTTGTCGCGCTTCAATTCATAGATGCCATTTCCGGCGCCGAACTTGAATTGCGTGCCGAAGATGTTCCCTTCCTTGCCGTAACTGATCAGGTATTTCGTCCCGGCCTGATTCGGTTCGATGGTCAACGGAAGGTTGTATTCCTGCGAAAGCCGTTGCGCGATCGAAAGGCAATTGTCGCCGTCGCCGAACGTCAGGGTCTTCGTTTCGGTCGATTCCGGGACGTCGCCCATTTCGAACAATCCCGGCGTGCCGTCCTGCGACGACACGATCAGGACCGACACGAAGCGGCGAAGATCGCCGGTCAGGGAATCGGACCGAAGATCCGCGTTCGTCAACGTCGGATCCAGATTGACGTCGTAAGACGACCGGGCCAATTGATATTGAATGCCTTCGAAGGTCGCGGAATACTTGTATTGGTTTTCGCCGACCTTCGTCATCGGGACTTTCTGGTTGATCCAATACCGGCGGCCGAACACATCGATCGAATCGCCGATCGAAAGGGTGATCGGGACCGCCGAAAGGATGTCGATCTTCAAGACGTCCTGATTGTTTTCGCTGACGGCTTGCTTCGCCGACGTGACGACCGTTCCGTTGGCGTGCGATTCCAGAAGTGATTCGGTCCCGTCCGCGTGACGGACCTTCAAGATCATAGTTTCTGCCATATCACGGTCGCGTTAGTAGTGAACGATTCGATTTCTTCGATGACGCCGGCGACGATGATGAAATACGTCCCGTTTGCCGAATATTGGTGCGAAAGGGATTGACTTGTCCCGGACACGTCGTCCGTGACGGATCCGTCGCCCCAATACACGGTGACGATCTTGTTCGACGTCAGGCCGATCGTCGCCGTCCGGCTTCCGGATGCGACGAATTTCAGGACCCGTTTGACGGGTGACGGTTCTTTCAGGACCAGACGGAACGTGCCGGTCATTTGCGCTGATTGCCAAATCTTGTCCGGATCGATCGCATCGTCCAGATAGACTTCGTACACAAGCGGCTTGTTGACGTCGATTTCGACTTTCAGGCGGATCGTGCCGGACTTGGAAAAGACGTTCATGAAGGTGTTCATCGCTTCGGCGAAGCCGGACGGGCCGCCGGATGTCTTGATGAAACAATCCAACGCGATCGTCCTTTCTTCGACGTACCGGGCCGAAAGATCATGGATGGATCCGTGATGCGCCGTCCAATTTTCCTTCACGGACGCCTTCGCCTTCGGACGCGACAAAAGGCCCTTCGACGCCGACACGAAGACACCGTATGACGCCAGATTGACGTCATCCAGATAATATTTTATATTTTGGGCCATACGATGATCGCATTAGTTTCGGTTTCGGTTACTTCTTCGATGACACCGGCGATGATGATGAAATAATCGCCGTTTTGCTGATAGTTGTGACGGACGGTCAGTTCGGTTCCGGACACGTCTTCGACGAAGGTGCCGTCGCCCCAAAAGATCGAAACGCGCTTGTTGGTCGTGATCTTGATCCAGACTTCGGACATCGCTTGCGACGCCATCACATGTTTCAGGACCCGTTTGACGGGCATCGGTTCCTTCATGGTCAGTTGGAACGTCCCGACCATGATGTCGTCGTTCCACACCTTGTCGGGATCGATTTCGCCTTCAAGGTACACTTCGAACACAAGCGGATGCGTCGGATGAAGATCCACCATCAGGCGATGTGTTCCCTTCTTGTCGAATGCCGCCATGAAGGCGTTCATCTTCCGGATGAATCCGATCTTGCCTTCGTTGGTCTTGATGAAGCAATCAAGGACGATGGTCCTTTCTTCGACGTACTTGTGATTCAGGTCCACGAAGGCGCCGTGATAGGAATCCCAACTTTGCTTGAAGTTCGTCTTCATCTTCGGCCGGGACGTCAGGCCCTTCGACTTTGCGACGAAGACGCCGAAATCCTTGAAGTTCACGCCGTCGATGTAGTATTCCAACGAACGGATGTTGGACGTCTGGTCGGACATTTCGTCGACGGTCAGGGCCGAATCGAAGATCGAAAGATCGTCGACGATGGCCTTGCCGTATTCGGTCGAATAGTAATCTTGATCAAGCGAAAATCCCTTGATGGTGCCGGCGTGCGTGACTTCGGCGATCAATGCAAGGTTCAGGTAGAAGGAAAAGGTGTTTCCGCGTCTGACGATCGCGACGAAGATCCACGCGTCAGGTCCGACCGGGATTTCTTGCGACCAATAGTTGTCGACACCTTCGTAATTGAACGTCCAGATCAGGCGCGAAGGCGATCCGGTCGTGACGCCGATCGTCTTCACCCATGCCGTCAGGGTGAAATCGGAATTCATCCGGCCGGACATGACGTTTTGCGTCACTTCGCACGTCCCGGATCCGTCGAACCGGATCGCGTTTCCGGCCTTTCCGGTCACGAACGTCGCATTGCTGACGGCGCCGTCCGCGCGGCTTGCCGAATAGTCGTAAGCGACGGCCGATCCTTCTGGTTCGTCGAATGGAAGGTACAATATTTTGTTAGGTTCCGCCATGACTAAATGATTTGATTGTTGATCTTCACGACGGCCGCCGGTTCATGTTCGACGTCGATCGTGCAATTGTTGTGGTTCTTGACGATGACCTTCGCGTTCCCGGTCGCGATGATCCTGACGACGGCCTTGTCGTACACGTCAAGGACGGTGTAAGAATTGCCAGAAACGGCCAATTTCGCGACCGAATTGTGCCGGACGTAGATTTCCCCCACCGACCATCCGTTTTGCCGAATGGCGGCTTCTGACGCGCCAAGAAGGACCGTCATCGCGCGGTTCTCGACTTTGACTTCCTTCTTGTCGATGAAGATCCCGTGATCGCTGACGAACGGGTCGCCGGCGAATTCCCGGCGAAGGGTTTCCAGATCCGGCCAATCGTGTTCCATGCAGAAGTCAATTCCTTTGACGTACATGGCCAACATCCCGGCGATGTCGTTTTGGTCGCGAAGACGGTCGTGCCAATCCTTGCAGATCCCGGCCGCCTTTGCCGATTTTGCCAAATTTCTTGCTAACTTCATAATTATCAATGATTTATGATAAACCGTTGCCGCGCAAAGTGTCCGTGTCCAGAAGCCGGATGATGTCATCCAACTTCGCCAGATTCCGGTTGAAGGACGTGTTTTGCGCGATCGCGGACAAATACACAAGTTGTTGCCGGATCGCTTCCAACGATTCCATTTGGTTGATCCGGATCGCGTCGATCTGACCGACAAGGACGGACGCCGTTTCTTCCGTGACACCTTTGATCCCGGATCCGGTCATGCCTTCTTCGTCGGTGACTTCGCTGAAAATGTCCTTGTAGGCTTCAAGGGCGTTTTGGAATTGTTCGCCGATCATGCTGACCTGACTTTTGAAGGCGTCGACTTCGGATTGGGTCAGGCCGTCGAAGATGAACTTGTCGCCGTCCCAATATCCCATCGATTTTTCAAGGTTGTCAAGGGCCGATTGAAGACCTTGTTCAAGGAACCGTTTCTTCAACTGATTCAGGATGGCGTTCCGAAGGATGCCGTTCACGGCGTTTTCGAAGTCTTCGGCCGCGTCCTTGCCCTTGCTGAATGCTTCGGCCAACGCGTCGCCCAATTCATCGGAAAAGTCCTTCGCGGTCGTCTGCAAGATGTCTTCGGTGATGTCGTCCAACATGTCGGCGATGTCGCGGTCCAGATCGGCGATTTGTTCCCG